TGCACTATGGATATATTGGAATTTTAAATTGTCTCTGCCTTTATATACAATATAATCTAATGTAGGAACAAATTTTCCAGTTGATGCATTATATTTTGTAACTAAACCCGACGATGATGAATAATAATAATTTCCATCTACCGGATTTGTTGTATCAAAAAATACTGGACCATTTAAAGAATTATTAGGAACATATCGATAATCTTCTTGTCCTTGACTTATTGAATATAATTGTTGAATAATGTATGAATTAGAAGGAACAATATCTGTAAACAATTGAGGATTATCAACTACTCCAGTATTATTACTATCTGCAAAACTTAAAACAATTTTACTTGGATCGATATATCCGTCTTCGCCCACATATTCACTAACTATCTGGAATTCCATGTCATGAGTGTATGGCAACGTTCCGCCTGATGAAGCTGGATTAGTATTAATACCTAAAACTTTTAATGTATCTGTAATAGTAGTCGAAGACACAGTATCATAAATTTTAACATTTGAATCAAAGTAAAATGTAACTTCTTGATTGCTTTCAAATACATAACGTAGTTGTCGAGAAGTTATTGTATAATATTCGTTGTTTGTAGTAAACAACAAGAACCAACTTGCATCAAGTTGTAATGGACTTGTACTACCTTGATTAGCAAGACTAAACGACCCAGTTTGATTTAAATTATTTTCAAAGATAACTTGCCAACTTTGTGTTGTAACATCATATCTTAATCCAAATGGTACATTGGCAAAAATTAAATCAATCATTGTAGTAATAACTGATGAACTAATCGTTGTAGTAAATTTAGGAATAACTTGTGATAGTTCAGTATTGGCAGGAATAACTTTATCTAATACGATTGGGCCAAACCCGCTAGAAAGAACACCTGTACCAGATGCTGTACCATCTCCGTTAACTGATACTACTTGAGCCCACAAATATGTTGCAGCACCTTGTGGCAATACTGAAGGAGTAGCCACTAATTTATTTTGATTATTAGTGTCAAAATAGTATCCGGTAGGAGGTACAAATTTAACTAATGCACCAGGAGTTACATATTTCAAGTCAGTGTAAGTGTAACTTCCTACAGGCATTGTTACCTGACTGCTAGCATCAATAATATAACCGCTAACTGTATTACTATCAGTAGTCACCGATACCCAACGAACATTTAAACTAGTAGTAAGCTGATCAATAAATTGTGTATAATAAAAATCTCGCAAACCTGGAGTTTGTAGAATATCATAAACTGTATTATAAATTACGTTTTGAATATCAGTCTGAGTAACATAGGTAAAATTTGTAGTTGTTGTAAACAAATCTTGATACAACGCACCGTCATCGGCAAACAAATTAGTACTTGAATATTTTCCTGTTGGATCTGTTAAATCAAAATAACGACTAATACCGCTGCTTGATCTATTAAGTGCTTTAATTTTTGCAACACTAGTAGAAGCAGATAATGGGCTTATGTTATAATCTTCTCCGGTAACCATACGATTTTGTGTATAGTATGTTTGTGGAGCATTTGTTTTAACGCTGGTATTTGATTCTGTAGTGTTTGCATTTGCAACTGTAGTCGATAAACTTAAACTAATAGACAACGACTCTGATTGTCCTGATGCAGAAGTATACGGAAGAGAAATTATAATATTAACAATATCGCTTGGGTTAATTGTATAGTTAAGTCCGTTACTTACACGATAATAAACTCTAAAGTTTCCTAAAGGCAATTGGCCAAATGTGCCATCACTGAATGACAAACTTATTGCATCATTTGTTCTAGATATAACGCTGTATATGGTTTTTATTTTATTGTTTAAACTATTATAGATTACATTGTTGCCAGTTGTTGACGGCACTTGTGTCCATAATGTGTTTTCTAAACCAGTACTTTGATTTAAATCATATAACCAAATATCAGTATTGTTAATATTTTGTGTAGCAATATCAATTTGTTGATTGCTAGTTGGTTGTGTAACTGTAAAATTACCAGTGTTTAATACACCTTGTGTAAAATTAAAAAAGAATCCTGTTCCTGGACTACCAGCACCAAAGCCATCGTCTCGATAAACACACGCTATGCTATTTCCTACCTTTGGAGGTTCTTCATAAATGTAAGATTCCCCTTTAAAAGTAGTACTAGTAATTTCAAAATTCATAGATCTTCCAGCTACAGTTTTGCTAAAAGCGTAGATAGGAATATTTGTATTTGATGCATTAAAACGATATTGTGCTGTAGGTATACCGTAAATTGTTGCTTGGTCGATTGGGTTACCAAATTGTTGAGTTGTTGGTAAAGCAGCGTTCATAACGCTGATAAATTGATCATACCAGTTGCTATTACTAGGATCATTCCAGTTAATATATTGCCCGGATAAATTACGTCCGTTGCTGTCAATTACATTTTCAGTAGTACTGATTGTGTTAAACTTTAGCAATCCTTGTGCTGGAGTATTTCTACTAGCATTATAACCGATCATACGTGCTAGACGTAGTACGCTATCGCGGCGGCTAGCAAGTTCTAAAAAGTTTTCACGAGCATTTAAGTCAACACGGAAAGCTATGCTTTGGCCCACGTAAGCAATAAGGTCGATTAGTGCAAGGTATTCGCTAGACTCAATATAATCGTTAAAATCTTCAGGAAAATTTGTACGGATATAGTCAATCATCGTACGACGCAAGTTGTCAAAGTCGTAACTTTGGAAGTCTGCGTTCTTAAATGATTGATAAATTTTCTGCCAATCTTCGGATACTAGCAGGTTATTTTGTCTATCCGTTGAGCTCATAATATGTCCTAATAATGATATTTATCGATTAAAATTATGTGCGTAGTTAATTACGCAGTTAGCCCGTTGGCTTGATCAAACTTTAATTGAAGTTTTTCTTGTACATTATACAGTACATAAGTCAACACACATTCAATTTGTAAGCCTGTGTCGTATGGTGTAATAACTATACTACTTGCTTGAACCCTAGGATCAGTATTGAAAATCTGGTTTACATTGTTTAAAATTATGTTTTGTACTTCAGGCGTTAAAGGTTCAAATAATAAATTCCAAATTACGCAACCAAACTCTGGATTCATCAAACGTTCACCTTGTCGTACATAAAAATTGTTAATCAAGTCTTGTTTAATCAAAGCAATATCGTGGACTTTATAATTTTTTGTGTCAGGACTTAGTGTACTAAATCCTTTATAAAATTGAAACTTAGTCTGAGGACGAGTTTTTGTTTGTGAAATAGTTGTTACTGTATTAATACTCATAATTATACCTCGCTAGCTGGGTCAAGTGGTGCTGGGCGTGAGAATGGATCAACATCAGTTGAATATTGTTTCCACGCATCTGGAACTGGGATTGCTGTTGCTGCTTCTCTATCTGTAGCATCAGGTTTAAACATAGTAGCATCTAAGTTTTCGTGATGCGGATAAGGTTCTGTTGTAGGAATTCTAGCTAAAATACTAGTAAGTGTTTCGCCATCCACTTCTGTGGGATTATCTATAGTGGGCAACGGATCAGGCGGAGTAGCTGTATCGGAAGCACTGGATTTGCCAGAATTAAAATTAATATCTCCGCCATCAATACTGGTGTTAGCCGCCATTATATTCATATTGTCACCGCTAGTAAGATTATTGCCACCGCTTGTATTCAAATTAAAATCGCCGCCGGTTACTGTAAGCTGAGTAGTTCCTGCTATTTGTTCGTCGTGAGTGCCGTCTACTTTAATAGCTACGTTTCCATTAACAATAGTAATCTTATCCATACCCACTTCTGTTTGATGGCGTTCTGCTACTTTAAGATTAAAGTTTCGGCCTGCTTCCATATTAATATCACGGTCAGCATAAAAATTAAAATCGTTAGCTGTTCGAACACTAATACTATCTTGAGCGTAGATATCTATTTTTCCATCGCTAGTTAATTCAATCCAACTAGTACCTCTACTGTTTGTAATGTATATTAAATCTTCACTGTTATGAAAAAGAATTTGATGCCCTGTACGTGTACGAATTCTAAATAATTCGTTATGTGGCATAGTTACATCACCACTAGAGTCGCCTTCTAAAACATTTGCATAGTCTGGAGGGCCATCAGTTGGTGCTGTTTTTCTTAAAAATTTATCATCACCGTCGTCCATAATAAACGTTGTGCCGCCTAATCTGCTAACAGGAGCGCCAGTAACTATATGTTCTTTTTTACCATAATTGCCAATTGGTGATCCATCTTGCTTATCTAAAGGCCCTGGAGTGCTGATACCAAACACCATGCTTGGTGCTTCTCTTCTAGCACTACTTGTAGTAATACCTCTAGCATCATCTAACAATAAACCTTGTGCATCTAATACCTTAGTAAAAGGATGTGTTGGTTTAAGTAAAGATGTTGAATTACTAGAATTATTATTATCAGAAACTGTTTTATTGTACTCTGCTACAGGCACTCGACTGGCACTATCTCCTGACGCAGTATCAAATGCTCCTTCAACTACCGCCTCGGTTGCAGCAATGCCTGGAACCATAAAATCCATATTTTCATCTGGAATACATCCCATCCAGTAGCCACGTTTTGGATCGCCATCGATAAACACAACCATGACAATAGCACCCACATCTGGTGGTACCATCCACATGCCATAACTTTTTTGTGTTCCGTTATAGTCGTTATTCTGACTATTGTATAGAACACTAGTTTGTCCCCAAAAAGGACTCATATATTTTACTTGATGTAATTGTCCTTCTGAACTTGATCCGCCAACTGGACGTAGTATCTCAACTTCAAGGATACCCATATAAGTTGGATCTATGTTACTAACAACTTTGGCAAGAAACGGACCTGGTTTAGGATCAGGTTGATTTACACTACTATAATCTTTATTAAATTCTGCCATTTGTTATCCTGATGTATTGGTGTTTGATGGAGGTGTTGTACCCGGATCTGGTCTAGGTGTAGTTTTACCACTAGTAGATATTACACCATTAGTTGTACCTGGACCGGCTAGTTCTTGTAAAGGTCTGCGTTGCATATGAAGCACTTGTTTAAATTCGTTTTTACTAAATGTGCTATCAATAATTCTAACCATGTACAGCCCGCTGAACAACTCTACAGGAGCACTTGGACCTTTACTAAAGTCATAAAGACCTGTTGTTTGATTAATGTCTATAGGAGTTCTAAAATTAACTAAAATATCCACTTCTCCGCTTTGATGATTTATCGATCCATCATCATTGAGGTTAGAATATTGCGTGGGTTTGGCTGTATAGTTTCCTGCACCGCTTTGAACAATAAAATAAGGGTCACCTATGATTTCCATTTCCAGTGTTGTCATGTCAGTGCCTTTGGTCAAGCTGTCGTTGAACGCTCTGGCTGCGCGAGTGGCTTCAGTTTCATTACCGCCACCGCCTAACTTATCACTTTTAAACAATGTTTGTATAAAACTAACTGATGTAGGTGCTGTACCTGGCTTACTACTAGGTAATGCACCTTTGCTCAATGAATTTAAGTCAGTGTCTTTTGCAGAATCTGCGCCATCCGAACCTGGATTGTTTTTATCTTGAGTATTTTTGCCGCCATCAGCTGGCATTAAATTTTGAAAATTTGCTTGATAATTAATTTCAAATTTTAAAATATCAACATTCTTACCTGTGTAGATATAATCGTAAACTTTTACAGCTTGCTTTTTAAGTTCATCGTAACCTGGAGGTTTTGTATTAGGTGCTGTAACACCTGAACTAGCATGTACTTGATATGGTATTACACGGTATACAAGTAATTTAGGTTTTTGACCTGTTGCAGCATTTACATCACCGTTGGTGTATGTTTGTACGTCAATGTTCCACCAGTCTTTATATCCTTCAGGTGTAATTTGCGATGCATCTAACGTATTATTAACAAATGTACTTTGCATAATTACTTGACTAATAGCATTTAAAATATCAGTATCTTGTCTAAATTTCATATCAGTAACTGTTGGGTCTACTGAATTTTTAGCTGGTACATTTACTTTTTTATCTTTGTCATAGACTTGATTATCTTTGCCTACTGGTGCATCGCCTTTGCGTAATTCATCAAAACCCATTTTAGCTGAACCAATAGCATTAACTGTTGTAGAATCTTGTATTAGATTAGAATCTTTTGTACTTTGCGAAACTCCTAATTTAGTAAGAAGTGCTTGATCTACTTGTGCAGAAGGATCAACTGTTGCAGAATCTGTCGAGTTTGCAGAATCTGTTGATTTTAAAGATGTCGTACTAGATGCAACTTGTTGTGGGAATAAAATTAGTATTTGATCTTGTTTAGCTATACCATTGGCTTCTGCTACTTCTTTTAACTTTTGATTAAGAACTGCCTGAAGACTTTTTTCTCCAGTTTGTAGCATTTCTTGTACAGTGGTTCCTTTGATAGCTTGATCGCTTTTAAACTTATTATAAGCATCTGAAATAGCCTGCTGATTATATACCAACGTAGTACAATCGTAGACAGCTCCTTCTTGATTAACTTTCATAGACATTGTACTAAATTTAATAGGAATTTGTCTGCTGGTTCCTGGGATATTAAGTATTTGTCCTGTTTCAGTGTTTCCTCTGAAATCAATCGTTAACAAGAAAGGCGCTTCATTCCAGTTTTTATGTCCATTCTTCTGAGCGGCTGTTTGCAATGCTATATGGAACATGCCCATACTGTACGGTTCAATAATTTTAAAAGTTATATTACCAACAGCATTGGTATTGGTTCCAGCTTCTTGTCCAATTTGACTGTGTATTTTTACATCGTCAATGTAAAATTCAAAAGCACCATAAGGTGTTTTTACTCTGTTATTAGGATCTATGCTTGCAGACTTGCAAATTAAATCCCCTGTTAACCCTTTACGATAAGTGTTGTCTGGATCATTTAAAAAATTATCTGTTATTGCTGACAACCCAATAACATAATTGTAAGTTGCATAAGCAAACAATGGATTTGGTATTGGAAGTTTTACACTAGTAGTAACAGCTCCTTTATTACCGCCAAATAAACTAGTAACACCGCCAATTGCACCACCTACAAGACCTCCAATACTACCTAATGCTCCAGTAACTGCAGACAACCCGCTGGCTATTCCGCCTGACACAAATGATACAGCACTTTGTTCAGCGGATGATATTGTTGCTCCTAAGTCGTCAAACAACCCCATATTATAATCCTAACGCCGCAGTTAATCCG